CCGCGCTGCGCGGCGCAGCCCATGGCAAGGCAGCACAGCATGAGCTGTGTTCACCTTTGATGTGAATCAGGTGAAAAAGCAGACAGGCCGCATCCCTTGACTTCCGCCTTTAGGGGGAGTATACTCCGTGGCAGTGAAATATTCGGCTATGACGAGAAAGAGTACCCGGAAAGAATGCTGCAGAGAGCTGCCGGCTGGTGCAAGGCAGTGCAGGGCGTCCGTGGGAAGATCCTCTCCGAGCTTTCCTGCTGAATGGGCGGTGTATACGCCCCAGTAAGCGGGAACGGCAGGCTTCCGTTATCACGAGCCGCGCATTGTTGGATGCGCACTGAGGGGCCGGGCTTTGCACCGGCAATAAGAGTGGTACCGCAGAGGAGTTTATACGCCTTTGTCTCTTACGAACCGTAAGGGACAAAGGCGTTTTTGTTTGCGGGAAAGCCATTTCCCGGATGTTTCATTGCCTTTACATCCGCAAAAATAAGTGTTCAGGAAAAAGGAGTATCATCATGAAAACATTGGAAAAAGTAAGCGATTTCGTGGGCAAGTACATGGCCGTCATCGTCATTGTGGTGGCGGCGCTGGCGCTGCTGTTCCCCGCCACCTTCAGCGTGGTAAAGACCGCGTGGGTCAACACCCTGCTGGGCATCGTCATGTTCGGCATGGGTCTTACCCTGAAACCGGAGGATTTCAAGGTTGTATTCAGCCGCCCGAAGGACGTGATCATCGGCTGCATTGCACAGTTCACCCTGATGCCCTTTCTGGCATGGGCGCTGACCCAGCTGTTCCACCTGCCCACCGAGCTGGCCATCGGCGTCATCCTTGTGGGCACCTGCCCCGGCGGCACCTCCTCTAACGTGATGACCTATCTGTCCAAGGGCGACGTTGCGCTGTCCGTCGGCATGACTGCCGTTTCCACCGTGCTGGCACCCTTCCTCACCCCGCTGCTCACCCTGCTGTATGCCGGCCAGCGCGTGGATGTGAACCCTGTAAATATGTTCCTGTCCATCGTCAAGGTGGTGCTGGTGCCCATCGCACTGGGCTTTGTGGTCAACCACTTCTTCCATGCCTTCACCCAGAACGCCGTCCGCGTGCTGCCGCTGATCTCCACCACCGCCATCGTGCTGATCATCTGCGCCGTTGTGTCTGCCAACTCCGCTAAGATCATGACCAGCGGCCTGCTGATCCTTGCCGTGGTCATCCTGCACAACCTGCTGGGCTACCTCACCGGTTTTGGCGTGGGCAAGCTGCTGAAGCTGGATTCCACCAAGTGCCGCGCGATCTCCATCGAGGTGGGTATGCAGAACTCCGGTCTTGCCACCTCTCTGGCTGCCGCCCACTTTGCACAGTATCCGCTGGCAACCATCCCCGGCGCTGTGTTCTCGGTGTGGCATAACATTTCCGGCGCTGTCCTTGCCAACTTCTTTGCCCGCACCGCAGAGAAGAAAGACTGATCCTTCCTACATATAATATAAGGGGCTGCTGCACAAGGTTTCTTCCCTGTGCAGCAGCCCCTGCTTTGTTTATAATATGTGTCGTGCGCGATGCCCTGCCTTTGCCTGTTTGCCGCTCTGTTGCGCAGGCAAACCCTCTGATAAACAAAAAACGCACCCGAACCCTCTCGGGTTCGAGTACGAACTGTTTGGTGGAGAATTAGGGACTCGAACCCCAGACCCCCTGCGTGTGATGCATGATGACTTTTCGATTTTTATAACGATGATTCGTTAAATTGATGCAATTTGCTACAGATCTGCTACAAACGGCAGTTTTGAATCCTTACTAATTATTTTATTATTGAGTTTCCTGACGACTCCATGCACGGCCAAACAGCTCTCTACCATTGGGAGCAAGATGTAACACGCATTGCTTTTCTAGAATTTCCGCAGTTCTCTCGCTATAAGAATCCTGTTTATCCAGCGCAATAATCACTTGTTTTCCGCTTTTCATATACCTGGTCAAAATATTTTCGACTGCTTCATCAGATATTTGCTTTAGTATCAGTGAATCATGAACCAGTATCGGAAGCTTCGTCAAGCTAGCAATCGCTAAATCATACACAACCAGTCCCTTATATGCAATTCCCGTTCCCGTATCATCTTGCGTAAAAAACTCATAGCCACCTTCCTCTAAATGTAATATTGGCGGATTCACTTTTTCCGAATACAGTGTTGCATTTATTTGTCTCATTTCACTGTTTATTGCAGCTTCAACACTACCATACTGCTCTTTCCGAACTTTCTCTAGATTTTCACGCGCTGTTTTGTTTCTTTCACCCAGTACTATTCTTTTCTGATACGCCTCATTTTCTTGCTGCATTTTTTTAATTTGTGAAAGTATTTCAGCGTGTTTTTGAAGTACGATAGCTGAAAATTTCGGATTTTTCACCAATCCACTTAACTCATCTTCTAGCAGTTGTATGTCTTTATTCACTTCATCCAACTGCTTCTGCATTCTTTTTCGTTCTTCCTGCAACTCTGCATCAAAAATCACAGCTATTTTCTTATGGAAAGCTTCTATCTCTGAAATGTGTTTAACGTTTGCATCGGGGAAAAATTTTTTCAGCTGTTCAAATGACTCTGTCGTTTCTGAAAATTTATAATTAATATTCTCATCTAACACAGCAATCTTACTGCACAATTTGCTTTTTATTCTCCGTTTGGGCGTAAGCTCTCTTTTTAATCCGATTGCTCTTTCTGATGTACTAGTATCTATATCTAAAAGCCCTTTATCCAACTTTTGAGTCAGTTCTTCGATTTCCTCCTGCTTCTTTATAATTTCTTTTTTATTTTTCTCATATTGTCTTTTTCCAATGCTTACAATAAAATTGTTTTCCTGAGCCTTTTTATAAGTTTGGCACTCTTCTTTTGCTTCATCTGCTATATTTTCATAACTCGAAAGCACTTTATAGCGATCGAATAATTTCAGCAATGCCTTTTTAGCTTTTTGGGTTGATTCTTTAGGCGCTGCATTAAGCGGATGCTTTTCATCATAATTTTCTTTTCCATACACTCGTATATATCGCCCAACTGCATCTCTAAAAGATAGTTGGTACAAATCCAATTCATATTTTTTTGAAAGCCATCCTGTAAATTGCTCTTTTGTAATCAAATCTAGCGGACTATAGCTAGAGTCGCACCTCCAAATTTCAGTGCTATCAGGAACGGCTCTCAAGAAAGCATACTCTTCACCTTTGAATTGAAACTTAAAGCCTATTTTATGTTCTCCTATATTTTTAACAATATCTGATGCTTTTGCATACGTATCGCCACCAAAAGCATAATCAATGATAAGTAATAATGTTGATTTTCCGATTGAATTGTCTGCATTAGGCGTACCGAGAACCACATTCAATCCTGCGTCAAATCGTATAGTCTTTTGATAAAATTTATCACAAAAAATTTCACTTAACATAATACAATTCCCCTAAAGTATCATCATACTTGACTCTTCCCAATGAAAAGAGCACATCTAACGCTTCTATATATTCATTTACATCCTCAAATTTTTGTTTCTGTTCTTCATATAGTTGCCTTGGACTCTTACTAGAGTATGACAGCGACTCCAAAATAATTGAAAATTTACTTATAATGCTCACATTATATGAAGTAACTTTACTCGGCAATCTCATTAAATACCTCACAATTTTGAACGAAATAAGCTACAATCGCCTCGCAAGCTTCTTGTGACTTTACATTTGTTCGTTCCTTTATCCATTTTACCATATACTCAAAAATCTGTGTTTTTTCAGCCTTCACTTTGCTCATCTTAATGAAACAGCTTCTAATTTGTTCAGATAATACTTGCATATAAAATCCATCTTTACCATCAAGATTTTTAAAAGTATCATTGATCCATGGATAAAAAGCTTGTACATAACCTTCAATTTTCATTTTTAACAGCACTTCTGCTGGCGAAAACTTCTTCACAATGGGAACAGGTTCATAGTTAAGTTTTTCTAACTCCAATGCATTTACTGTTATAAGTTTTTGTATAACATCCAGAATGTTATCTTCGAGTCCCAAGGATCTTGTCATTTCGCTTAGATTTGCCCTTTGTAAGCATTCTTTTTTTATATTCAACAAGTTTATATAATCTTCTTTAGTAGTATGGAAATCTTGTGTTTTATGACAATCTTGACACAATGCTATCTTATTATCGTACGATTCCGAATTATCTCCCAGCCTTGGTAATCCTTGTAAGGTCATATATTGTTCTTCTGTCGGTCTATTGGGATAGATATGCGCTATTTCAAAGAGCTTCACCTTCTTTTTCTGCTTTCGGTCGATCAACAATTTTCCGCATAACGGGCAGCGAGATCCAACCTCTTGCAGATAAAGACGATTATCAAACTCTGATATTTTTTCACGCATTTTGCAATATCCATCCGCTTCAATCGCAGCGTTCAATTCTTCTTGTGTCATCTTATATTCCTCACATTGTTATTCGTCAAATATAATTTTTTATATTATTTATAATAAAACAATTGAATTAACACTCACACAAGCGGCTTTTTTAAATTATTCAGCCTCATTTGGAACATGTTTTTCCATTCTATACATCCATGCCATGCAACCGTATCCTCAGAACACTTCTGATTCACTCCGATTTTATCAACTGCTTCCACCGCTGCCTCTCTTTGGCTCAAATGCCGCTTTCCAACGGTCAAGCAGTTTGCGCCATCCAGTGTATCATACTGCTGGAACGCTCGATTGAAGTCCATCAGATCATGCAACCGGATAGGTTGATTCGTCTCATTGTCCACCAACAAACCCCAGTTTTCCCAATGGCGGTCGGTGTTGCCCACCAGATAATCCAGAATGTTCATCATATAGTATCCGTGGGCATCCAGTTCCAGAATTTTATCCAGCGTGTTCCAATCATGGTTTGTGCAGTAGACATCATAGGCTGCATACGTCACAAGGCTATATCGCTGCGAGGTCATGATTTTACTGATGGAAACCGGCTCGTTCTCAAACATTCCCTGCTCATACAGAACCTGATGGCAGTCAAAGCATCGGCAGATTTTACTTGCCAGCACTTCACGCTCGACTGCATCTTGTCCGCCATCTTTATAAAGATAGAAGCCATCCTCTCTGCGCACCCACGCTTTAGGGTAGCATCCACCAGTGGACAAATCATTTGCCAAAAGATGTGCATTTGTCACAGTCATCTGATGCCCACGCAGTGCAATATCCACAAGAGCATTGCTTAAATAGTGTGTGTAGAGATTGATATCCTCAAATCGGATATTCTCTTTTTCTCCTTTTACCCAGAACACATCCAGCAGCGACAGGCAATGGTAGGAAAGCGCAATCTGTGCACGCTCCCGATCCGTAACACTCTGGGATGCGCCAATGCTGTTCAGGATTTCCTTTGCATAAGTACGGTCACGTGGTATCAGCCGAGATGCACACCATGAATGGAAGCTAATCACATTATTGATTCGAGTATCAAAGTCATTCGATTCTTTCAGCACCAGACCATAGGGCATGAAATCTTCAAAACAAATTTTACACTCACCAGCCGTACTCACCTGTGCCACGCACTTTTCCATGTGCATGACATGATAGACTGTTGCTTCGCCCATTGCTTTCACCACCTATTTGACCAATGCACGCCATCTTTTCTACTATTGTACCGTCTTTCTACTTGTAAAACAAGCCTGTTCTGCATACTGTAATCCAAAAAATCTCACCCAGATAATATAATCGTGATCCGAAACCTCTGAGCCGAAAGACTCAGGGGCTATTTTTATGTCTGGAGGTGATTTTCTATGCTGTTCCGTATCATCGTTGTCATCATCACTATTACGGTTTCGTTCTAAGCTGCATCCGCACAGAAAGGAGATGTCCCCATGAACTTTTTACCTGAGCTCATTCAGAAACTTGGCACGGTTCTTGTTGAAGTCCTCGTGCTGATCGCTGAAGAAGTCGAAAAGAAAAACTAACGAAAACAAATCAAAAAGAAGACTTTACTATGTCCGCAAATGTTGAAACCATGTTCTCTGTCCGTGAAACCCCTTGGCACGGCCTTGGCCGTATCGTGATGGATGCCCCTGCAAGCCGTGAAGCTCTGGAACTGGCTGGTCTGAATTGGCAGGTAGAGAGCCGCAACATCTATTCCGGCACGGGTGCTATGATCCCCGGCTATCGTGCCAATGTCCGTAGCACGGATGATGCTGTTCTGGGCGTGGTGTCTGACCGTTACCGCATTGTGCAGAACGAAGAAGCATTCCAGTTCACCGATGACCTGCTGGGTGAGGGCGTTACTTATGAAACTGCCGGTTCTTTGCAGGGCGGCAAGAAGGTCTGGATGCTGGCAAAGCTGCCGGAGAAGTACATTATCGCCGGAGACGAAGTGACCCCATATCTTGTGTTCTTCAACAGTCACGATGGCAGCTCTGGTGTAAAAGTTGCCATGACCCCGGTTCGTGTGGTCTGCCAGAACACTTTGAATCTGGCTCTGGGTACTGCAAAGCGCATCTGGACTGCCCGCCACACCGAAAATGTTCTGCTCCGGGTTCAGGATGCCCGTGAGACCTTACAGCTTGCCAACAGCTACATGGGGGAGCTGGGCAAAGGCATCCATGAGCTGACCACCATCAAGCTGTCTGACCGCAAGGTGCAGGAGTTTATCAACGAGTTCTTCCCCATCACGGAAGACTTAACCGATGGCCAGCGAAAGAATAACCTGCGCTTGCAGGAAGATTTGAAGGCTCGCTATTATAATGCACCTGATCTGGAATGGGTTGGAAAGAACGGCTGGCGGTTCGTGAACGCTGTTTCCGACTTTGCTACCCATGCAGATCCCATCCGTAAAACTCGCAACTACAACGAAAATCTGTTTCTGCGCACCGCAGAGGGCAATCCCATGATCGACAAAGCCTACAAGATGGTGCTGGCAGCAGCATAAAGGAGGACGTATGAACGATGTGAGCAACCGGGCTGTCCGGGAGTTTTCTGAGTTCCTGAACAGCATCGAAGCCGATTTTCCAAAGCCTACTTGCACCACGGCATACGAGATTACGATGAAAAGCACCATTGTCAGTGCCTTGATTACGCTGGACACCGAAAAGCAGATGGACGAGCGTTTCTGGAACCATCTCCGGGTGCAGCGGAACATTCTGGATTTCTTGTATGCCCTATGGCTGGATGATGACCGTACCTTGGTGGATGAGTTTTCCACCATTATCAAAGACTTGGTGGAATACGATTTCTCTATCGCAGAAGAACAGATGAAAGTGAGGTTGAACATTGCATGAAACGACTTGTATCTACACGGAACCTGTCCAAAGAAGATTGGCTCCGCTACCGTAAGTGCGGCATTACCGGCACGGATGCCGGGGCTATCCTTGGCCTGAATCCCTATCGCTCGGCATTTCAGGTGTACTACGACAAAATCAGCGACACCATTGAAAATATCGACAACGAGGCCATGCGGCAGGGCCGTGACTTGGAGGATTATGTGGCGCAGCGCTTCACCGAGGCCACCGGTCTGAAGGTGCGCCGGGCAAATGCCATCTACCAGAGCGAGGAACATCCGCTGCTTCTGGCAGACTTTGACCGCCTGATCGTTGGACAGAAGGCCGGGCTGGAGTGCAAGACAGTCTCGCCGTTTTCTGCGGACAAATGGGCTGATGGAAAAATCCCTGCACATTACATGGCTCAGGTCAATCACTATCTGGCTATCAGCGGTTTTGACTGCTGGTACATTGCTGCTCTGATTTTCGGGAAGGAGCTGGTGATTCACAAGATCGTGACAGATAAGCAGGTGCTTTCTGATCTCATTGATAAGGAAGAACTTTTCTGGACAAACCATGTTGTGCCCCAGATTCCCCCTGCACCCAACGGTTGCGATTGTGACACCCAGCAGATCAACCAGATGTATGAGGTAGACAACCGGGACAAGACCGCTGACCTGAGTGCGCTGCATGGACTTCTGGATAAGCGGCAGGCGCTTTCCACCCAAATCGAGCAGATGGAACAGGAGAAAACGGCCATCGAGCAGCAGGTCAAGCTGCAAATGCAGGATGCCGCCTATGGCACAGCACCGGGTTATAAGGTATCGTGGGTATCCTCCGAAAGCAAACGAGTGGATTCTCAGAGACTGAAAAAGGAGCAGCCGGACATTTTCAATCAGTACAGCAAAAATGTAAGCAGTCGCAGGTTCACCATCGTTCATGCGGCATAAATCTTGTATCAGACGGCAGGGAGTAAATTCTCTGCCGCCTTTTTTCTTGGAGGTTATCTTATGGCCACAGAAAATCCATTCGTAAAATTATTTGCTATCGATTTCAAAGATCATCTGGAAGTCAAAAAGTCCGGCAACACGGAACTGAAATATGTAAGCTGGGCGTATGCTTGGGCAGAGGTGAAGAAGCTGTATCCCTCTGCCAGCTATGAAGTCAAAAAATTCAACGGTCTGCCCTATGTTTATGATCCCATAACCGGCTTCATGGTGTACACCTCGGTCACGATTGAGGGCGTTTCGCACGAAATGTGGCTGCCTGTACTGGATAGCGCAAATAAAGCGATGAAAGCCACGCCTTATACCTACACCACCCCGAAATGGGACTACAATCCGCAGACCCGCCGCCGTGAGAAAGTCGGCATGGAAGAACGCACCGTAGAAGCAGCATCCATGTTCGATGTGAATAAAGCTATCATGCGGTGCTTGGTAAAGAACCTCGCTATGTTTGGTCTGGGCCTGTACGTTTATGCCGGAGAGGATTTGCCGGAAGATGCTGCACCGCAGCCGGAATCAGAGCCGCAAAAGCAGCCGAAACCGAGATCCGCTGCCCCGAAGCAGGAACAGCCGCCTGTGCCCTGCATCTGCGCCCGGTGCAATCAGCCCATCAAGAGGGTCAAGCTAAAAGATGGCTCCATCATGCAGGCGGCAGAGTTTGCCGCTACCCATGAGGGAATGTGCGCTGACTGCTATAAAGCCACCAGATTGAACGTAGCATAATAAAACTGCTCTATTTCGATGTCACTTGATTCTTGTATGATTCTATATTTCATGGTACACTTACAGTAGTAAGTTCTGAAAGCTCATCTCTATGAGCGGAAAGGAGCATTGCATGGCAGATTTGCAGTTTCCTGTTGGGATCTCAAATTTCTCAGAGATTCGTACCAAAGGATATTATTATATTGATAAGACCAATCTGATTGCAGAGATTCTGGATGGCGGCATTCCTAAAGTCAACTTGATTACTCGCCCTCGTCGTTTCGGAAAATCTCTCGGTATGAGCACTCTCGCAAATTTTCTGGACATCACCAAAGACAGCAAGCAGATGTTTGAGGGATTGGCGATCTCCAAAAATACGGAACTTTGCAAAAAGTGGATGAATCAGTGTCCTGTGGTCTTTTTCTCTTTCAAGGACACGGACGGTCTGACCTTTGAAAGTGCCTATGGAATGCTGTGCATGAAGCTGGCATTTGCATTTCAGGATTATCAGTTTCTTTTGGACGACGATGCTATTTCTGACGATGACAAAGGCATCTTTAAGCGGATTCTGGGACGCACTGCATCAATGGATGAAACAAAAAGCTGCTTTTTGCTATTGACTCGGATGCTGGAAATCCATTTCAAAAAGTCGGCGGTCGTCATTCTGGATGAGTACGATGTTCCCATTGCAAAAGCCAGCAGCAACGGATATTATTCGCAGATGCTGGACGTGATGCGGGCTATGATGAGCACCACGCTCAAAGACAATATCTCCCTCGACTTTGCTGTTGTTACCGGCTGTCTGAAAATTGCCAAAGAAAGCATTTTTACCGGGACGAACAATTTTGTTTCGGACACGATTCTTTCTCCCCGATTGAGCGAATCCTTTGGTTTTACACAGGCAGATGTAGATCAAATGCTGAAAGATGCTGATCTTGAATCGCAGTCTGCTGAAATCAAGGCATGGTACGACGGCTATCATTTTGGCGATGCAGACATTTATTGTCCGTGGGACGTAATCAGTTATCTGCGGGATTTCCAGTATGGTGTAGCACAGAAGCCGAAAAGCTATTGGAAAAACACCAGTGATAACGCCATCATCCGTTCTTTCATCGACTATGCAGGCGACAATATCACCACAAAGCTTGAAACGCTGATGGCTGACGGCTTTATTGTTCAGCATATTGAAGAAAACCTGACCTACGATTATCTGCACTCCTCTGAGGAAAATCTTTGGAGTGTGCTGTATCTGACAGGCTATCTGACCAAGGTGCGGGATAAAGATTTGACGGATTCGCTGCCGGATGGCTGCTCTGCGCTGATGATTCCCAATGCAGAGATTCGGGAAATTTTTGAAACCACTGTAAGCAAATGGTTTGACGACAGCGCTAAGGCATGGAACCGCAGCCCGTTGTTTGATGCAGTCTGGAGCGGAAACAGCGAAGCTCTGACAAAAGAAATGACCAAGCTGCTGCGCATGACCATCAGCTACCATGACTATCGGGAAGATTTTTACCACGCTTTCCTTGCAGGCATCTTTACTGGTGCTGGCTATGTGGTGGAATCCAACAAAGAGCACGGCGAGGGTCGCAGCGATGTTATTGTAAAGGATATCCGCAATGGCCGTGTGGCAATTTTTGAAGCCAAGTATGCCAAAACTCTGGATGCTCTGCCGGATGCCTGTGATACTGCCATTCAGCAGATCAATGACCGGATGTATGCAGCAGACTTCCGGGATGACTATGATGACATCCTCTGCTATGGCATCGCATTCTTCAAAAAGCGCTGCATGGTAAGGAAAAAATAATTATCTACTGGGGAGTATCTTCGGATGCTCCCCTTCACTTTTTACAGGACAATCCATTTGGATTGTCCTGTTTTTATTTGGAGGTACACAATGGAAGAACAAAAAATCAAAGTCCTTGCGCTCCTGCCAATGGAGTTGCCAAAGGAGATCGAACTAGACAACACTCTTGAAGCCATGCAGAACTTTGTAGGCGGGCTGATCGAATGCATCACCTTAAGTGACACCGGTTCAGCGGTCACACTGGTCTGCAATGATGAAGGCAAGCTGCTTGGCCTGCCGCTCAATCGTCCGCTGTGGGATGGAGCCGATGTTCTTGCCGGGCCGGGATTTCTGGCCGGATGCGACAGCGAAGGAAATCTGACTTCTCTGCCGCAGAGTGCAATGGATTTCTACAAAGAGAAATTCAGAGCTTTTATCATTGAAATCTAAGGAGGACAGATTATGACCTTTAATGCAATGACCAAACACTACGAAGAGATCACGGTTTGCGGAAAGCCTGCGCTGTTCACCAGCATCCGCATCAGGAGAGATACCATCCCGGACGGCTTGTACGCTTACGATGTCCGGCACGATGATGAGTGCCGGGGCATCCCTTGTGAGATCGCACCCTTCGTGATGGTCAACCACTGGGGCACCATCATCCTTGCGGAACCGCTGGAACTGCCGGATGATGGGCGGCGATATATTGACGAGGATACCGACTGGAACTACGCTCCTTTGGATGGCGAGGACACCGCCAATCACAAACCGTGCACTACCATTTCTGATTTTATGACTGCCTATGCCCACTAAAACTGTATTAAAAATACCGTATATTCTGTTTTGTATTAAAATCAGCCGCTTTCAGGCCATTTCAAGGTGCAAAACACAGTCTTAAAAATGTCGCTCGTTATCTTTGCGCCAGAAAGGAGACGCATGAACATCTATGGCTATTGCCGAATCTCTACGGCAAAGCAGAGCATTGACCGTCAGATCCGCAACATCAAGGCCGAATACCCGACTGCCCATATCGTGCAGGAAGCCTATACTGGCACATCCATTTTTCGCCCGGAATGGCTGAAGCTCTACCGGGTTCTGAAAGCAGGAGATACGGTGGTGTTCGATTCGGTGTCCCGGATGTCCAGAAATGCAGAAGAAGGTTTTGCTCTGTACGAAGACCTCTACCATAAGGGTATCCGGCTGGTGTTCTTGAAAGAACACCACATCGACACCGAGACTTACAAAAAAGCCCTGTCCGGCAGCATTGCCATGACAGGGACAAACGTAGACTTCATCTTGAAGGGCATCAACGAGTATCTGATGGCCTTGGCAAAGGAGCAGATCAAGCTGGCCTTTGAGCAGTCCGAAAAAGAAGTTGCCGATCTGCACCAGCGCACCCGTGAGGGCCTTTTGACCGCCCGGCTGAACGGCAAGCAGGTTGGCCGCAAAAAGGGTGTCGGCTTTGAAACAAAGAAAGCCAGAGAAGCCAAGCAGATCATCCGCACCCACTGCAAGACCTTTGGCGGTACACTTGATGATGCCGAGTGTATGAAGCTCACAGGGCTTGCCCGGAACACCTATTATAAGTACAAGCGTCAGATTCGTGCCGAACTGATAGCCGCGCAGGATTTGCCGAAAGGAGCAAGTATCTTTTATGAACCGCCAAAATCATTCTGAGCCAGAGAACCGGCTCACCCCGGAGGAACAACAGGAGTTTTTGGAACTTCTGGCCCGTCTGTCCCCTGAGCAGCGTGAAGCACTGAAAGAAGTGCTCAAGTCCTTTACTTAACAAAAATGTGCAGGGCGGCGTTGCTGCTACCCTGCACATTTTATTTTTTTACTTCTACTCGAAGAACCGTTAATCAATTAAATCCAAGAACGCTGCGAAATTCTCTGCCATCAGTTCATCTTTTATTTTGCGTGTCCCATGACAACAGGTATATATCTTTTTATCGTATACATATATTGGATCTCCATTGCAAGTCGCAAAAACGAATCGCTCTTTGCCCATAGAATAATCGGATTGAATTGTTTCCAACTCATCTGCCGGAACGAATCTCACCGCATTACCATCCATGGTCACTTCAACATCCACAGGGTTCGCTTGTTGATAAAATTCTTTCAAAACCTCTGGGCAAGTGGAAAGCAGCTTTGTTTTTTCAAAAACGTTCCGCTTATCTTGCTTAATGGCACTTCTGACAAAGTCATCTATCAACATAAGGACCTCCTAAGCAAATATCGGTTTGCATTTTTCAATCATATAAACACGAAGTTTTTCCGAATAATTCCGCTGATGAACAGTATCAGCTATCGTGTAGGTTACGAAGATGATTCCAACTCCGACAGACACAATGATTCCACTTGGGCCGCCAAAAATACCTTGTGCAGTAATGGATACCACTAGTAGTGAAAGCGAGAACAACGCCTGCTTGCCAACTTGGATAGCCGCTGTTTTCAACGATTCACCCTTGCAAACCAGCTTTACAAACTGTACGGTTGAAAAGACACCTATTGTTATAGCTCCAACAGCACCCATATTACACATTTTAGCTATATTTTCCGTAATTTCAAGTCCTACATTGGAGAAAACTCCCGTCAATGCTTGAGATGCTAGTTGTCCTACGGTTCTTCCTATCCCGTATCCAATGGTGGATTGAATACCCGATGAAAGTCCAGACTTACCGCCATTGATTAAAGCATACTTAATGGAATCAGGGGTAACACCCGTTTGCGCCAACGAAACTGCAAAGCCAATAGTAAAACCAACACCAATACCTATTGCAGCAGCTATTCCAATGCCCTTTATTTCATTTCTAAAGACTCTCTTGCTATTTGTTTTCTTAAGCATTTTGTCTTTGTCAATTTTAGGTGCATCGCTTGAATTGTGAAAGTCACCGTTATGCCCTTTTTCAAGATGTTCTTTTCTCGATTTATAAAATTTTATATTGTCGGGATCTCCCTGATCTTCGGGATGATCTGCTACATTCTTTTGGTGATGGCCTTCAGCACCTCTAACTTTTCCGGTTTCTTTTATTTCCTGACATTGAGCATCATCCCAATCAGATGAACCTCGACCACCCATTTCGACATCGGCTTTTTCATAATCCCACGCAAGCTTAACTGCATCATTTCTTGCACCTGTATATTCTGAATCTTTTGCTAATCCTTCTGCTACTTTATTTGCGATTCTTTCTCTTTCGGCATGGAAAGTATCTAAAAAAGCATTCAGTTGATTATTGAACTGCGTTGTAACCGTAGCAGTGGTGTATGCAGTAGATGAGATAGCTGTTGCTGTTATTCCGCCTGTATAAGAAGAATCCACGCTGAACTTTGGTCTGAATTCTGTGGTTTGATAGAATGTCAAACTTTTATTGTTCCTTAGTGCTGTCAGCATAAGTTTCACCTCAGCTTTCGTTCACACTCAATCGAATACCTTGTTAGCTCTAGTTTTCCGTTATCATCTAGCTTGCTAAAGATATAGGAATAGACATGATTATAGAAAATCAGGGTTTCATTAAATAACCGTCCTGCATCATATGCAAACAGCGTCGTGGAAACAAGGCCAAAAAGCTGGCTCTTATCTTTATACCGCGATTCATTATTCTTGAAACTTGTAAAAGCAGAGTTGTATGCATTAACAGCCTTTTTGTTGTAGTCGATATTATCTTTGTACTCCAACTGGCGCATCTTGGCACTGATGGTATCAGTGCAGCTCTTGTTCAACTGGTCATAATGTGTTTTCTGCTCTGACGTTAAGTTATCATGGTCAATTTCAGCATCCACAGCACTAATTTCCTGCAAGAGCTTGTCAAACTCTGCATGGGTCTTGGCATTTTCCAACTTCTGCTTTATGGTATAGAGCTTTTTGATTTGTGTGGTGTTGGTGGCCTCGATTGCTCTTTTCTGTTTTTCGTATTCTTCCTGTTCGAGCTGTGCAATGTCCGTAACTACTGCACCAAGTCGATTATGGTACACATGAATGTCGTTGATGATGTCATCCGTAAGATCTGCATTTTCTTCATAAAAAGAGAGAACAAGATTTGCTTGGTCTGCAAAACTCTTACGTTCATCGGTACGAGGCAATTTTTCAGCCAGCATCAGCAGGAAATCCAAATAGGCATTTACGCACTCCGAGTCTCCCGGAGCTTTATTCACCATGTTGCGTCCAATCAGCAATGCTTCCTGAATTTTACCAGCATCCTTGTATTCATTGAACATCGGATTCATAGCAATTTCCTTTCATTCCAAATCCCAGTTGTAGAGGTCACGAAACCATTTCCTTACAATGGGATATGCTCGAAAAAATTCTGAATACCTTTCGCCGCAGTAAGCGAAGTTTCAATTTGCTCAATATCGTAACTATCGACAGTTGTCTGCAACCGTTCCACATAAGCAGTCCACGCCTGATCGAGCTGCTCGGCTGCTTGGTCAAATGCAGTTTCCGTCTGTGCCCAATATTCATTGATGGCTTTTCTGTACTGGTCAGTAACACCTTTTTCTTCATAAGCATTCACCAGCTTTTTAGCGACACTCTTTTCCCAGCCGCCGCCAAAAAGTTTCATAATGCCCAGTCCGGCACTAATCAGCGCACCTGCCACAATACCAATCGGGCCAAGGAAATTGGCAAACAACGCAATCTGACCACCTATGCCAAAGAGGAAAGCCCAGCTTCCAAAAGCAAATGCTGCATCAGCAGCTAGAAAAGCTCCCAGTCCTCCGATAATTCCGATTTTAGCAAGTGAAGATGCAAACGCATAACCAGCATCAAAGTCTGCATTAAGATTTGCTTCTTGAAACGAAGCCTGAACACCCTCCTGATAATCGCTCACATATTCTTTGACTTTCACAGACAACTGTTCCGATCTCTCTTTCAGCAAATCGGAACATTTACTTTGCATTTCATCCTGCAACTGGCTTGCAAATTGCTGAATGTCCTCTTTTTTATTTTTGATACCCTTGGATTTGATTCTTCGCGTAATCTCATCAACAGTCAGCACCGATGTGCAATACTTTGTGCATTCATTCAGAGATTCCCCGTTGAGAGAATGAATCAAATCTTTGATTTCACGCTTTTTGTTATCGTTCTCAGCAGTTCGTTCCAAATCAGAATCCTGAATATCTTTCAAAAGCTCAACGTATTTCTGCCGATCTTCGACAAGTGCCTCGTACTTTTGGATTTCAGCTTCCAAATTCGGCTCTTTTCTGGCAACATACGCCCGAACCGATTCTTTGCATTCCGTATCAACGATTTCTGGAATTGTCTCCAGAACAGCTTCTAGGTTATTTCTAAATTTTTCGCAGAGCGCAGGAATATCAGTTGTATACGTAAAGAAGCGGCTCTGAATTACAGCGGGAGAATAGTCATAGCCAGATTCTTCTGCACGGCTTTTCCAATAGCTGTCCGACAGCGTAGACATATATCGCTCACAGCCACTCTTCAAAATATTGGCAAGAGAAATTTCATTGCCATTATCAACAGAATCTGCATGAGAAGCTACAACAAACAGGTTTGCCAACGGTTTAAGACCATTTTCGCCTTTTTTCTCTAAAACAGGGAGCGTACGGACATTGTTCTTCAGATATTCAATATCTTCAATTCTCAAAAAACCACTTGCTAGCGATAAGTAAATCAAAACATCTGCGTGTGCCGCAGTCTTTGCCGTAATAACATCATCGCTTGCTGTTTCCGTTCCATATCCCGGCAAGTCGATAATATCGCAATTCAAAAGAATCGGAGCATCAACGAAAACAACTGCGGAACCAGCCTCCGTTTTTAATCCGCCGCCTTGACGGGTAGAATAGGTTTCCAGAAGGCTCAAATCTCCTCCGGCAACTTTCCACTTTTCGCAGTATTTTTCATCATAAAGTCGTTTGGAGTTCCAAAATTTCTCGTTGCCGCATTCTCTTTTGAAAATCCATGCTTCATCATGGATGAACGCAGGACGATCTTTAATGTGCTTTACATAAACTGCCGTTGAAGTGGTCGGTGTCCATTTTGCTGGCATTTTTTCGGCACCAATTAGTGAATTGATGAGAGTGCTTTTCCCGGTGTCCGAGCGACCCACAATAGCCACAGTAGGTTTAACGAACTTCGACATGATGCCGATTTCAAGGTCATCTATGTAATTTTTTCGCATATCATCGGGAATGTCCATCTGTTCCAGCGCGGAATTAAGATAGCCTGACAAGCTCTTTTTGGTAAAGTTCGTTTTCTCCCAAGTGTCTTTTGCATTGATAGGTTTGACCCGCGGCTTTTCATAAGAAAGGATCGTATTGAAGTCCAACCCAGACTTGGTTGCTATTTTGACGATCAAGTCCATATCAGGTTTCCCAGTCTTATCGAGTTCCTGAACTTCCTGAATACTGATTCCGTAGAGATTTGCAAATTCTTCCTGCGTAAGTTTAAGTTTATCACTCCGTAATGATTTGAAATCCATATTAAGGCTCCTTTACGTTATTTTTCTCGTTCAATTACAAGCTTTCCCGGCGTGTAAAATTGAATTTTATACCAAGACAGTTCTTCACCTATCGGGTTCATAAAGTGATTCACAACTGGCCCAAAACCCGTTACAAGCATCTTTCCAAGTGGATTTGCTTTCAAATCCAATCCATATTTTTTCTTTACCGTATCCGCGTACGATGTTACAATCGTGATTTCCGGTGCCCTTTCTTTCAGAGCATTGCGCAGTTCAGTCTCGTTTGCAACCATCTTCATAAAACAACCTCCTTAGTATTGGCCGTTCATACGTTCGATTTCCTGCTTCATCTCCTGCACCAATGCTCATGTGTCGTAAAGAAACACAGAAAAATTTGATAGACAGTCCTACTATATCCGTAAAAAAATGTTTACAAATGGAGCGCACAGAGTTATACTTGTCATCATAGGTTGCCTTGGGTTTCCGCTCTTTGGTATACCCCTTGACGCTGATCACTTCCGGTTCGATCACTTCCGCA